TCCTTCATTTTTCAGACTTCTAATGTTACATAACGGTGACTCACATCTCTGTGGTTGAGGTTGTTCTAACATTGAGCTGAATAATTGTTTCATTGAAAGTAGTGTTGTTTTATTTTAGTATATATTAATGCGATTATAGATTTCATGCCACTTAATGCATAAAGTTTCACAAAAGTGAAAAATTTTTATTTTATTTCTCGTAAAATATCTTGTGCTAAACTTTCTAAACCAAGTCTAAATTTAAAATCTTCTTCAGGAGTTAATTCCCTACCAATGCAAGTTTGAATATGTAGCATAATTTTTAATTTTATCCATTCTTTTTCACTTAAACCCATGTTTCTACGTTTCGCTTCGTTTAAAGATTCTTTTACTAATTTCATTTACTTGTTTATTTTATTTCTTACAAACCAGCTCCATGAACTCCTCGGGTCCCTGGAATGTATCGAGCTGAATTTGATATGTTGAGATAAAGATATACCAATCATTCTCCATGGGTCCCACCTGTGTAATCGTTCCAGCTTTGAGCTTATCATAAAATGCTAAAGCAGATTCCCAATTATTTGCAATTTCAATAACGTGGTCATTGAAAAGGATATCCTCTGGAATTTGTTGAGGAATATTTTGCATTTGAGGGCCAAAAAATTGTTCAAATACCTGTTGTTGCTGCTCCATTTATCGAAATTTAGGATACATTTCTCCATGACCATCGTCAGGGTCATTTCGATAAGGATCATTCTCTTCATTATTAAATCGTTGACTTTTGATATATTCACGATCAGATTCTTCTGTATCACGCTGTAAAGCTTCACGGGACATTTTATTACCTAACATTGTGTTTGCAGGAAGTTCACCTTCTATTTCTGCAAGTCTATCTAAATAAATATCGACTTTTTCTGGATGAAACATCCGAGCATAAGCAATTTTTTGCTTTAAATCTTCGATTTCTTCTTTACTATCATTTTCAATCAATGATTCTTTTACTAATTTTTTCATATCTTTATTTTTTTAATCATTTTCTCCTTCTTCGTAATCATCATTTCCTGGGTTGTTCCAAACTTGAGCTGAACCCGATTCATGAGAACTTAAAGATCCATCTTGACGAACATCATTATATAAATCATCTGATCTAAATGACATATGTTTTTTTCCATTATCATTTGTACAAATCACAAACCATGCTGTACCGTCAGAAGCTTCGGGATACGAAAATACTCTATCAATAAACCACCAATCTTCTCTACCCTCAGGCGTAGTGATTGGAAATTTTTCATTAATTACTTTTTCAAATTCATTAACTTGATCTTCGCCTGGCTTTAATGGTTTCCATTGATGACGGGGTTCGTAATAAGCATCTTCATTTAATGATTCTTTTACTAATTTTTTCATGTCTTTTTATTTTCTTTTTATTTTCTTTTTAAAAATTGTTGAAACGACGTGATATGTTTTTCATAGCTTGTTTTATGATACTTAAATCTCTTTTCATATCTTTTTCAGTATAAACTGTTGCATAATATGCGTTTACCCCTTCTTGATCAAGTCCTTTCCAATAATAATCCTTATCTCGCCATGAACTTCCTTTGATCATTTTAGCTTTCCATTCTGCAAGATTAAATGGACCATTTTCTGGAAATTCTTCAATGATACTTCTTACTTCACTACCTATAGATTTTAAAACTTTAGGGCCAACTGCTTTTGCATATCTTCCGAATTTTACCATACGATCTCCGATTCCGTATTCAATAAGAATTCCAAATCCATATCCAGTTTTGCGTGGATAACCCGGGGCAACAACTTCTGGTTGTCCAAGCTCAACATCTAAGTTACACCAAAATTCCCAGTGATCAGATGGCGAAGCATTTTCCCAAGCTCCATCAGAAAATTGTCCTGTAAGTTCCCAATCCCATAATGCAATTGCTGAATATGTAGGAAGGAATATTACGCCATTTTTATGTTCAGATTGTGATACTCTTGGATTTGTTGCAGATAATTGAGGAGCAGATGCGATAGTTGTTCTTGCTTGAATTGAATTTGAAACGCCTGGATTTTTTAATGCTGCACCGCCACCAAGTTCTTTTACTCTATCTAAAAAGATATCTGCAATTGGATTGTTATTTGCGCCTAATAATTGCCAGGCAGCTTCAGCACGACTTTGAGCTTTTTCAACTCCATCAATACTTGCAGCCATATTTTGAGCTAACTGTAAAAGTTTTGTATCATCTCCTTTGCTTCTTACAAAAAGATCTTTTATACGTTTAATATCTTTTTCTGATGCGGATTCATTAAGTGAAATAAATTCACGAACTAAGTTTGGTTTCATATATTATTTTTATTTTTATTAGTGGGCTTACTCAATGGAATCTTCAGCTATTTCTGTCTTTTGTTCATCACTTAAAGGCCCTTTAGAAATTATAAAAACATATTGATCATTTCCTTCTCCAACTGGATGTGGAGTTATATAAAGATCTAATTCACCTAATGCAACTTCAAGAGCTTCCATTATTTCTTCTCCTGATGCTTTCCAGTCAAACGATAAAATTGAATAATCTGGTAAGAAAGTTTCTTGTTCATTTAATGATTCTAATACTAATTTTTTCATCGTATAATTTTTTTTTATATGTAGATTATTATTCCTCCAGTGTCTCCAATTCGCCTAACGTTTGAAATTGCATCGTCGATAAGTTTTAGAGCTTCTCTGTTGTCAACCTTTTCAGTCCTATGCATAACATGTTTTCTAACAGAAACTTGGAAGTATGGTGTGTCGACCATTTTAGCGTATATCTTCTCAGCCTTTTTCTCAAGAGAATCTATCTTCTTTCGTTTGGTGTTATTTATAGGTCTGGGCTCTGGACCAAAGTCATTTCGAGCCTTTCCGAACTCAATTCCTTGATACCAATCAGGTGTTATACTTTCTCTTACTAATTTCATTTCATTTCATTTTTTTTATTCATCAGTATCATCGGAACCATACACTTGTTTTCTCCATCTCGGATTTTGTGCGGATAACACTTCTTCAGCTATTTCAAATGTACTATAACCGTTATCAGAATAAATTTCAATTAAATCTTTATATTTTTTTAAAAGTCGTTTTAATCTGTCTTCTTCAAAATCAAAATCATAAATCTGCTGAATTTTAAATCCAACTTCGTCTATAATTGATTGTAATTTAGGGGTTTGAACTTCATTAACTTTCATTGCTTTCATTTCGCAGATTTTTTTAATTTGTATGTGTGATCACCTATTTTACCAACCAATTCAAAATGTCCATCTCTATACGCCATATTTGCGATAAGCTTTCCACTCCAAGTTGTAGCAGTTATTACACCTGTCTTTTCATCAAAAATTATTCCCATTTTTGTGAAAGACTTTTCCATCATTTCATTTACAGTCATAAGTTATAATTTATATATTCATTACAAATATAATCAAAAATTCTAACAAAAAAAATTATTACACAAAAAAGAGATTATTTAGATTTTGGTGTTATAGTTGGCTTTACATCGGTATCAGTTTTTACTGCCGAGTTTAACATTGCCATGGCATCTTCTGGTTTGATACCAATATAATGCAATTTTTTCTCCAAATTTAATTTTCCAATGTTCAAATAGAGATTTACCAAACATTCCATTCTTTTCAGCTATGCCACACCCTTTTTCTTTTTTTGTTTGGCCCATCTTAATACAAGATTCAATGGAATGATTTTTATCATACATACCATTTTTATTACCTGTTCTTGAAGCTGCCATTTTCTCACGAGTTTCCTTTCCAGGTATTCTACCTCTATTAGCATCCCCTATTTTTTTCTTAGTTTCTGCAGAGCAACAACCCTTTACCCCTATTCCACCCGTAGGACTTAAATTATAACCATTTGGATATAATGTATTAAATTGCGTAATATATTTTTCCTGTGCATCAAATGCTTCTTTTTTTGTTGGAAAAAATAATAGAATTTCTCTTTTGAAATTTTCTTTTCCATATTCTTTTTTAGCATGTAAAAAATATCGTCCACTACCTAAATATGATTTAGTTTTATGATGATTGAGATCATTACATGAATGATCTCCCACATATCGTTTTCCATTAAAAGTATAGAAAAGGTTTTATTCAATTTATTTTTTAGGATCAATGTTCTTAGGTTCAGATAATGTTGGAATATCATTAGTTTTTATTCCCAAAAATCCCATAAGTTTACTTATATCAAATCCTGTGCCTTGTAATGACTCAGTAAATTTAGTAATAAGTTCTACTGGGGCTGAACCATATTTGCCTATGGTAGAATTACCATTTTGCCCATTACCAAAATCGATTATTTTCACGTCTTTGACATTTGCAAGGTGTGCAGTACTTGCAGCCATAACTCCTGCAAATTCTTTGATAATATTAGGTCCAAGTGTTTGTAAAGCATTAAGAACTTCCAAAAACTTACCAGTAGCATCCAATTTCTGATATGCTTCTGCTTTCTCAAGTGTACCTTTAGCCTCACCAGAAAGTTTAGCGTAAATAGCTTCGCCTTCAGCCTTACCCATTCTTTCAATTTTCGCAGCTTCACCTTCAGCTTGAGCTACAAGTTTAATTTTGATTGCATTTGCTTCACCTTCAGCAATTTTTTGAAGTGCCAAACGTTGTCCTTCAGCTGCAATAACTGCCTTTTGTTGTTCTGCGTTTGCAAGAATAATAGCAGCTTGTCTGTTTGCTTCAGCTGGTACAAGAACATCTGCGTTGTATCGTTGTGTATCTTTTAAAGCTCTTTGAGCTTGAACTGCGATTTGAGCTTCTTCTGAAGCTGCTTCGGTAGCTGCTCTGGCTTGCATTACAGCTTTAGTTGCTTGAGCTTGTGATAAAGGACCAGCCTGAGCTGCAATTTCATTTTGTTTGTCAGTTTCAGCTTTCAGTTCAGCTCTCCTAACATTCATTAACTTGTTTGCTTCAGCAATCTTAATATCATTTAAGTTAGCTTCTTCAATTCCAGCACGTTTAGCTGCTGTAGTTTTAATAACTGAGTCCCTTTCGGCTTCAGCTGTACCAATTTCAGCATCTCTTTTGATTTCAGCTGAACGTTTCTTACCTAAGTTAACGATGTAGTCAGCGTGGTCAGTAATGTTCTGGATGTTGAATGAATCAACCGAGATACCCAATTTCTTGAAATCTTCAGAAGCATCTTCCATAACTGCTTGATTAAGAGCCTGTTTATCTCCAATAAGTTCTTCCATAGACATCTTGCCCACAACTGAACGAAGGTGACCTTCAAGATTTTGAAAGATAATTTTGTTGATCTCATCCTCAGTTTTTCCAAGGAAACGTTCAACTGCAATTTCCAAAAGAGCTTGATCACTTGAAAATTTCGTGTTGGCTACTGCATCTACAGTTGTCATTACACCGTCCTTGTTAGGAGCATTTGCAACAGAAATGTTGATCACGCGGTTAGATAAGTCGATGATTTTTACTTCCTCGAAAAAAGGAATTTTAAATACACCGCCACCTGTGATAAGACGATAACCTTTGGTTGCGCCAGCAGCTCCAACATTTTTTCTACCATACAATACTGCTGCCATGTTAGGTGCAATTCTGTAATAATTTTTAGATAATATCGACCAAAGACCGATAAAAATGATTAATACGACCGCCACGATGGCGCCGACGACAATTAAATTCATAGTTGTTTGTTTTTAGTTTATTGTTATTTTAATTATGTTTTTCGTATTCTTTTGCGCTTTTAAGACGCTTAGGTTCCATTACTTCCCAACCAGTAAGCCAAATTGGAACTATAATCGTTTCAAAACCTAAGACTGACCAAATAACATCGCCAGTATTAACTTTATAAACAACAGTGTCGAGTTTATTTTCATCAGAATTAGACCAACCATAAGGCTCAGCAATAAATGTTTTGCCTTTATTGTCAGTAAATTCTTTTGATTTTGAACAAGCTGTAAAACAAAGCAGTTATAAACATCATTACAAATAATTTTTTCATTTTATAATTGTTTTAAGAGATTAATTTTCCGAATACTGAGCAAACTAATATAAGCAAAGCAAAACCACATATAATTAATGACCAATATGTGGCGTTATATTGCATTAGTCCTTTAAAGAATGTTTTCATATGATTATTTTTTCAACGATTAAAGTGTCTCCACTACCTGATACCGAAACTATTTTTACTTGTTCATGTAATTTCAAAGGAAGCGCGTTTATATCATTTAAGATACATGGATAATAACGATTCTCCACGTTGCATTGAGCGATTCCTTGCTTGCCTGCTCCAATTGTAATAGTGGCAAATTTGCCGACTGTGGTGTCAGTTGATGCAGGCTTTCCAGCTTGTTGACTATAAAAAACTTTCATCATTAAATACGCTAAATAAGTAAATAGAAATCCGACTCCAATTCCCCCAAGTAATTGAGCCCATATTGGCCAATTTAAATACAGTGTTGTTGTAAGTCCAACTACGCCAAACCCAGCTAATCCTGCAGATATAGCACGAAGTGAAAATAAACCAGGAGAATCCTGACCAAGATCATGGCCTCCTATATCACCTGGATGAATATCTCCAGTATGAAAATCAAAATCATGGCCAAAGTCTGCAAAAATTGACAGCACAAAAATAGCCAATCCGACGATTAAAATCGTTAAATAAAATGCGGTTAACATGTTTTAGTTTTAAGTTATGTAAAAATTAATTATTGAATAAGCAAATTTAATTCTTTTCAAAATGAAAAAATAACAGATTTTGTTAAAGTTGTGTTAAAATCTTATTTATTATCGAAATTAGCTGGTCTGTAGATTGGCTCCTTTTTTTCCTCAAGTGATAATGACATCATATCTGCTACATGTATAAGACGAACTAATGGATGCTCAATAGCTGCATAATATGCAAATGATTGAGGAGAAGCAGTTATATTAACACTAAATTCTGTTGCACCCATATGCCATCTGATAGCTAAAGCTTCAGCATCAGTTAGTTTAAAATATTTTGAAATGAGATAAACAGATTTCTCTCCATGGCCTAACGGCATTTTATCATCTGTTTCATAAGAATCGTATTCTACCCATTTACTTTGTTCATCTTTTTTAAACTTTTTCTTTTTTACATAATAATTTACTTTGCAAACATCGTGAAAAAGTGCAGCAATAATAACAGATTCTCGAAGATATTCAAGTTCTGGTTTTTGTTTTACAATAAAATTGAAATTATGCAATGCTAATCTTACAACATTAAGAGAATGCTCTAATAATCCTCCTTCATAATTGCCGTGAAATTTTGATGATGCTGGTGCAATAAAAAAATCAGTATCATTTTTAAGCCAAGCAATTAAATCATTAACATCTGCTCTTGTTATAAATGATATTGCTTTATCAAATGCTTCAATATTGTTCATTTATTCTAAATTTAAATAATAACCACCCATTTTTAAAAATGTTAATCCGCCAGGTGGATTAGCGCCTCTTGATAAATATGCTTTACAAGCTCCTGTACCCGCATTATGGGCCATTGAAAGAATTCCAGATTCTGTAATTTGAATGCCATTCATAAATCTTCCAGAATATCTGTTAATTTCAGGTTGCATTATTCCTTTTAAATGTTTCATCCATCCGTAAAAACAGGCTTCCTGAAGTAAAGGATTAGAAGCAAATTCTTCAAAAGTCATATCCCTTTTAATGCCTGCAAGATTTCGAGCTTCTAAACCCAATTGATATCTACCCCAATATTCACCATTGCGTTGAAAATATGATGCGGAATCTGTTGTGCCATGCGTTTCGATATTGTGAATACCTTGAGTGTATTTTTTCCAATCTTTTTTAATATCGTATGGAAATATAATTTTGATAATGAATACATTTGTGTCCATCTTTGTGATGTTCAAACTATCGTCATTATTCATGTAAACTGTAATCTTATTTACTGGAAGTTTTGGTTCCCATGGCATATCAAAATAATATTGCAAGCCAAATATGATTCCGTAAACAATTGATATGAGTATTATTAATTTTATAACATAATTGGCCAAAAGTTTTGCCAAAAATTTCTTTTCGTGTTCGAAAAAATAGCGAATGTTTTTTCTTATTGCGTCTCGCTCCATCGTTTTAGTAGCCTTCGCAAGAAAATGATGCGTTTCATTTAAAGATTTTAATGAGGCATCTTCAGTAAAATCAGTTTTTTTATTTAAGAATCGATTTATATGAGTTCGTAACAGCATAATTTATTTTTTATGTTCTTCACTTGTCTTATCTAAAAAACTAAGCAAATTAAGCTTAGTTTGATATTTGAGACCCCTGCGATATCTATGCGCATTCTTATCTACGATATGTAATAGTAAAAGATATGCAGATTTTGGCAGTCTTTCGGGATGAAAACCTGTAGTATTATCAATATGAACAACGTCGTTCAACATTGAAATTAATAAATGCTCGCGGGTAATCATCGTTTCTTCGGTAATCTTGTCATACAAAATCGATTCAGGATAATCTGTAGTAATTTGAACAACAAGATCAAAAATTTTCCTTTGTTCTGAATTCATTGAATTACGAATTTTCCATTCCGATTTGCTTACATGACGCATATGTGCTTTAGCTTTTTGCCTTTTGAAGAACCAATCCATATAGGTTCCAATTTTTTCCGAATAATTCATTTTCATTTTTTAGTATGTTAGTGAATACAAAACAATTTTAGCACCTTAAAAAATGAGGTGCTAAAAATTATAGTACAAATATAATATATTTTCTTGATACTAAAAAATAATTTAATAAAAATATTATTCAGAAAATAATGAAACGCTTCCAACATGAGGTTCAAAATCATCGGTAGGTTCTTGTGCATTAGCTTCATAGAATAAAATATCTTCATTTGGTATAACAATATCACTTGAAAATTCTTCTACATTTGTTAAATTTCCGCCTGGTTCTAAATTACGAAGAACCATATAAAGCGAATCTTTTACTTGTCCATGAATCAACCCTAATATTGTAAATCTTTCAATTTCTTCTTCACTTATAAGACGAATAATACAATTAAGTGTAGGGCTTTTAACTTGAAGATATTTTCCAGTTGACTTACCTCTGGAATAATTTACCACATCTTGATTAAAGACTCCGCCTACTCCTTTTTTCCATGTATTATTGTATATGAATTTTCCCATATCCATTGGTGGAAATATAGTGTGATATCCTTCATAGATAGTTATAAGAACTTTATCAATAACTGTCGGTAATAATTGTCCAACACTGAGCTCTGATAAAATAACTGATTCAATGTCTTCAAGTTTTACTAGTGTTTTATTCTTTTTAATCATAGTGTAATTTTCTTTACAAATTTATATGCTATTAATTCTATTATTTGTCGAGCAGTATGATACTGTTCATTTTCAATGATACACTTGAGATTATATGACCACGTAGATGGGTCAACAATCATGTCTGGTTGTGTTAAATATTCTAATACACCCTTTATATTTTCATGTTCATAAGTGTATATGATGTGTTTTATTCTGGGTGATTTATCTTTTATCATTTTTCTGCTACTATTAGCCATCCTGTATTGGCAGCGGTTACACTTATTATTTTTCCGTTTTCGCCAATAAATTCATTTATATGATTTACACTTTGTAAAACTATTGTGATATTTTGATTGTTAGTAACATAAAAAAGCTTTTGCATTTAATAATTTATTTTTGCTTTAATAAGACTTCGAAACTTTTCAATTCCTTAATCATATCATCAGGAAAAAAATCAAGCGCATCTTTTACAGATTTCGGATCACATTTAACATATTTGCAATATTCTTTAATAAGTTCATTGCTTACTGTTAATTTCTTTTCTTTTATCTCTACTGATTTTTTTACTCCTTTAGTATATATCCATCCAGGAACATACTTATATTGTTTCGATAAAAAAACATTCCAAAAATCCATTACAGCTGCTTGATTTATTTTTAAATTTTGTAAAGCATTTGCTTGCATTGGAAATTGTATGGCATACCTGCGATTCGTCAAAAAGAAGTGCTTTCGCTTTTCGCCAGGAGTGATTTGAGAATACTCCTGTGAATTGAAAACTACTTTTATAAAATCGAAAAATTCCATGTGTTGGGTTTTGTTTGTAGTGTTATATCACAAAAGTGACTAAAGTTCTTGGTTTAGATGTTATTCTTTTGTTAAATTACTCCCATGGCATTTTCATGTGGGCAGGTTTGCCGTCTACCACTCTACCAGTTGGTGTGGCTTCAATGGTGTCAGCCTCAGGATTAGATTGTGAGCCGGGTCCGAACGTGGCTCTCTCCTCTATGGGAATGGTTTGAGGTGCTGGAGTTGGCGTCCAAGCGGATTTAGGTTGATCTGATTTGCTCATTAAATAGTTCTCTCTTACAATAATAAGTGCTAAGTTTGTTGCGCTCTTTGGAATGTACTGAACGAACTCCCATTCTCCGGATTGTTCAATATATTTGATGACATTTGAAAGAGTGTCTTTTAGATCGGCTTCCTGATTTTTTATTTTCATTGTTTCAGGAATAATTTGATACATTTCGGCAATAGTAATAACTTTTGTTGTCATTTGTATATTTCTTTGTTTGTTTATTACATTTTCTGTGTGGGCTAAAGATCGCTGACGCGATGTGATGTAAACTGATTTGTTAACATCTCTGCCACTGAGAGCAACTTCTCGTAGCTCCTCGTAGTACTTAGCATCGTCAACATAGTCGTTATACAATGGTCCGCTATTTTCTGCTAAAGACAATTTATATCCTCCTTTGTAAGTTCCACGTGCCATTAGAAAAGGGAGTTAGCTTTTATCCTATCGATTTCTTTAAATATTCCGGCTTCACTACGATTTGGCTTATTATATTTACTATTAGGATTCACATAACGTGTGCCTTCAAGTAAATTATGCATATTTATACCGCCTCTATTCGCATAAGGTTTCGCTAATTCAATGGTTTTTATCTCATTAAATTTATCAGTGATTGATTCTGGAAAGAATGCGCTATCAAGTATCACAAGTTTTATTTGCCTATCTATACGTGCATCTATATCAAACGTAGGTGTACTCTTACAAACTTTTGATACGGCTTCCAATACCTTTTTTGATCTGTCTATTATATCAAGATGATCCATAAGTTCTGTCGGAGATTCTAAAAGCATCTCATAAATTTTTTCAAATTTAGAATTTGTTAAACGAACCATTACTCCTTTTTCATTTAGCCAGGAATACATTGCCGGAACATTATCACCATCATCACCACAAAACAATTTACGCAAGCCAATCATTCGTCCATCAATTTGTTCGAGTTTAGTGCGTTCGCCTGTGATTATTTTGTTAAAATCTTCTCTATCAATGTCGACTGATGCTTTCATGTGCATGAAATCTACTGGCGCAACTGCATTAAGCCAATTATGAAAATTATGTGGAGCAAATAACTTCTTTGAAGCATTTTTGCCTTGCGTGAAAGGATTAAACACAGTTGTAAAAACCCACTTGTCATTAGCGGCATCAACAGGAAAGCCTCTTACAAGTTGACGCATATCCTCATCACCTGATACAATTATAACATGTTGTGCTTGATTATATTGTAATTCATGCGACCATAGTGCAATAATATCATCTGCTTCTGCATTTTCAATTTTTGTAACTGTCATCCCATTATTCTCCATTATTTCAGAGAATTCTGTAAGAGCGTTGTAAATGTTATTCCAATTGATTTGGCTAGTTTTTGTTCGTGTTCCCTTATACCCTTCATTTTCATCAATCACAATTTGTTTTCTCCATGATTTTGAATCAAGAGCAAATATAATTCGAGATGAATTTACGGTGCGAATAATTTGAGCAATATCCATTGCCATCTTGCGCATCAATTGATCAATTTCATCTTGTGAATCAAATGAATAAGCGTTTTTGCCATATCCGCTCACGATAAAAAGTGACCTATGTGCAATATTATTTAAGTCAAAAATAAGGTTAGTCATTATAACGAGTATTTATTTTTTAAAATTTTATATTTTCCATCCCAGTGTAAAATAAGAAGACTAGCTCTTAGATAAACTTCACGAACCTTCACATCTTCAATATTAATATCGTCAACTGCCTGCTGTTATAAGTTGTATGTTCATATTAGTAGTTTAATTACTTTGTTTGCTTTTCCACATTGTTTTATACCCTCATTAGACCTTGGACAGATAACGAAGTGACTTGCATCTATCCATGGGCTTAAATCTAAGTCATCTATAGCGACCCAAAAGTCTGGTTTGAATTGATTTACATGTTCCAGAATTTCTTTTGCTCTCCATTCTGCTTGTCTTTGTAAAACAATCCCTGGTATCTCAGGAGTAATTCCTGCCGGTTTGACAATAATTCCAGCCCATTCTAAGAATATTTCCCGAAGACTTTCTAAATTATAATGATATCTCCAATCACTTGTGATGATTGGAAGAGCTCCAGTTTCTGTTAGAATTTGATTATAAACCTTAACAGCTCCAGGGTTGAACTTTTGAATAAGTCCCCATTTAGTGTCATGATATTTATACTCAGAAGCTAAACATAAAACAAAATCAATATCGGTATAGATGAATTTCATAGTACAAATATAATTAATCGAGTTGAACTAAAAAATCATATAAAGTTAAATTGATGTTAAAAATTTTACAATTCAATAGATTCAGTATAAAGAATAGCAGTTGTTACATACCAATAAGCACTATGAGATACTGCTAAACTTGCTGATGCTGATATAATAATCGGTTTTTCGGAATTTACCCAATTATCAACCTCAATTTGAAGTCTATTTGCATCTGCTGTGATATATTTTATTTTTGTCATATTAAAAACCTAAAGATTCGTTGTCATTATATCTTAAAGTTAGCTGGTACATTTGGTTCATATACTATTGTTATAAGTATGTTATGATTTTCTGCAATATTACCAACAGCAGATATAATGTTTATGGGTACAGGAAAGAATGCATTTTCTTTAAATGCCCATCTATCAATTTTTTCTTCTATAGCGATAGTATCCTGGCCATAGAATAATTTTATTCTTTTCATTTTTGATTTGTTATTAATTGTATCTTATACACTGCAGATAATAATGTTATTAATGGATCTATGACCATTGTTCTTTGTGCTTGATGTTCAGCTACTGCAATAATAATCAACGGGATTTTATCTATTTTGTTTGGGACATTACTTTTTATGTACTCAATAAAATCTATTGCCAATGCATTAAGAGTGTCATCGATTCTACTTGCGTATTCGCTAACAATGAATTTATAATTTTCATAAGGCTCTTGTTTTGCTAAGCATATTTTATATAAATCTTCAAAGTCAAAATTAATGTTAAAATTCTTAGCATTAAGTTCCTTTATTCCTTGAAGATAAAAGCTTTGAAGTTTATTCATTAAACTTCTCATGTCTGGAAAATCATTTCTAACAAATCTATCTAATATTTCAGGTGTAAAAGAAATTTTCGCAGCAGTTAGTATTGAACTAACTCTTTTCTTATATTCTTCAATAAGATAAGTCTCTTCTTCATTATTTACAGCATCATAAGAAATACAATTGAATCGAGATTGAATGGCATCAGGAACCTTTTGTATATAATTACAAGATGCAATAAATCTAGCAACATTTGAATAGCGTTCCATAGATGCTTTAAAAGCATTAAAGAATTCAGAAGTTGCCCCATCTAATTCATCAAGAATAATACATTTTAGTTTTTCTTTTCCATCCTCTAATGAAATAGTGGCACAAAATTTTCCAATCTTATCACGCAAAACATCAATACCGCGTTCTGATGAAGCATTAATATAAAGTGTAGTATAAGGTTTGGAAAGAATAAAAAGTGTTGAAGTGTTGTGAGATAATATGCCATTAGTAAAATATCGATGATTTTGTGATTGAACTTCTGCATCATACATATTCACTTTTAATGAAGTTTCATATACTTCAATTACACTTTCCATACCATTAGCAGTCTGAATAATGTCTCCTATATTCAAATCTTTTACAAATTTTTCGCTTAAATCATCAGTAAAAACGATATGACGATCTGCGCAATTCAATTCATACGAATTGGTACGCAAAAACCATAATTTATATGGGATGGTTTCATGTATAGCTTTTAAATTTTCAAATCCGGAATCTGTAAGGATTTGAAAATTTTCTACATTAAATGAGTTTATTATTTTTTTATTCATTTTTTAAAAATGTTAAACATTGTTGTATTACCATTTCAGGGTGTCTATAATAATCATCTTCCCATATAATAAGAACATCACCTATTATAGTTTTTATATGTTCTATTCGAATTTTATCTCGAAGCCAAATGTCTTTTGCTAGCGCCTTTGTCCATGGATTTACTATATCATTTTCATTATAAAATCTTGGGTCAGCATGAAATAGCGTCCCATTAAATTCTATAGCTTTATTAGTTTGCGAATCGTAAAAATCAATTAAATATGTCCATTTTTCTCGTTTTAGAACATATTCATTTTCTCCGTAATAAAAAGGTCTTTGAAGAATATTATTTAAACTATCAAATAACTGAATTGAAATTTTTGAATAACCCTTGCCAATTTTTTTAATTCTTGATTTAAGCCAATTATCTGCATAATCTTTTCCATATTTAGCTATACAATCTATATATGTAAAAGATGACCAAGTTTTCCTAATATCTTTAGAAAAACGGGAGTCAAGAGTATTTTGCCATTTATAATTACGTTCTTTATATTTATTAACTCCTTCTATTTCTCCATAACGCTTAATAAATTTTGATAAAGAATTTGTATTTTGTATATTTTTTAATTCAATTTTAGCATCTTCAAGTGTGAAGCCCTTTGACATATAAGTTTCAATGTCTCTACCATTTTTATGATTCTTAACATGTTTCGAATTATTCGATTGTAAAAGACGTATTTTTTCAATTGCTTCATTTTCTGAAAATCCTTTATTTATCCAAAATTGTATAGATAAAGTACGGGTTTTATTCTTTACTTCATTAATTTTTTTAATGGAATCTTCTAAAGAATAATTTAAATTTTGCCAAAATTGTAACTGACAGGGTGAAAATTTATTTTTTCGTTTGTTTGAAAAAATACTTTGTATTTCTGATACTTTTATAATAGCATTTTCATTGGAATACCCGCGAGATGTCCAATATTCTATGCATATTTTTTTATTTTTTCGCATATCAATTTTAAATTGTGCAACTTGTTCAATTGCACAATCCAAAGATAGCCCTCTTTTAGTCCAATATTCAATAGAATATTTAGTGAAACGTTTAGACATATTTTTATTTTATATATCTATTTTATTTTCATTATCTTTCCATTTCCTGCTGATCCATAAAGTTTTTAAAAGAAATATCAAAAATTTCGCCAGTTTCTTTATTTTTTAATGTTATTATGGTATTTTCACATACACATTTTCCACTACCAGCGCTTCCATATAGAAGAAGATTTTGAACTAATCCTTTTGAAAGTTCATTTTTTATACGAGAAGGAGCAATTAATAAATTGAAATCTTTTGGTCTAAAACGTTCTGTAAATAATTGTTCGATTGTGTTACTCATAAATATGTTATTTTGACTTATATGGATACAAGTCAATAAAGTTTCGTAAAAATGTTATTATTTTATACCGGTTTGGGAACTTGTTCAGCTCCTGTGTTATTTCCATGATCTTTTCGATATTGATTTAAAAATTCATAAGGAAGTTTTTAACAAGCAATTTCAACGACGCTACCTGTATCCAACATTACAGAAGCAGTTAAAATATCGTCGTCATTCCATGATAATATAACTCCTTCGAAATGTTCATCAAGAACATTTCTCCATTGAACACGTTCTCCCACCTGACATTCATAGTCAATGTAAGGAATTTTTTCGGTTTTTTTCATAATTTTAGTGTATAATATAAAGTTAGGATTAAGTTTAAAGTTATCTCCGCAACATGACATTCCATCATCCCCATTATCAGATTCACAAAAAAGTGGATTTTCTTTTGGAAATTTATATGCGCAATAATCACAATTGAATTCATGTGAAGAACCATTAATACAATAAGGTGAACACATTTTATAACTTGACAAATGAATGCAGTTATCACAGGATTTTTGTATCTTTTTCATTATTCGGATTTTAAAATTTCTTCAATACCCATGTTTATTCTTTCGTTGTGTTTAAAGGCCCAGGTGTATTCGTTTTTTTCAGTATAAGGAATCCATTTAATCTCTGATACTTCGCTATCCTGATGGTCTTGGATGTGTTCTGGAAGACCACCTAAAGGAAAATCAAATAACAATGCATAACTAAGTGCTACGTTTTGCCTATTTTCCGACGGCGATGTATTAACAAAGAATGGTTGTAAATTATTATTAAATTTGAGAAATCGTTTGTAATCATCAATCAAAAATGAAGTTTCTTCATAAACTTCACGTCTTAAAGCATCCCAACCATTCTCATCCCAGTCAAGATAGCCACAAGGTAGACACCATTTTCCGGGTTCATCCGCCATTATATCTGAACGTTTTTCTGCTAAAATAAAGAGTTCTTCGTTGACGAGAGCAAAAAGAACTCCCACAACGGCAATGCTGCGGGAGATCCATAATTGTTTTTCGCCAACATAATAAACATCGTTTAATCTGTTGTTGAATGTAGGTTTCATTATGTAATATGTTTGAAAGTTATGTGTTTTTAGGCAATAGAATACATTGCAGCTTTACGTTTTGATCTTGGATTAATTTTATCTTCTACATTTATTTTTCCTTTTTTGAGAAGATATTGTACAGCATGCCAAACCGCGGCTTCACCATGTCTACCCTTTAAAGCTTTTTGAATTTCGTAATCAGACATTTCTCCTCTTCTTTGTAAAAGATTTAAAATAGAAGAGGGTGATGACCCTGGTACTGGTGTGTAACCTGTGCTTATTTCTGAAGAACCTTTATAAGCTTTTTTAATTTTTGGCTCTTTAGGAACACCAATTTCTTGATTACGTGTTCCTAAATAATAACGATTTGCCATTCTTCCTGAGTTAGGATTTAGTTCATGTACTTCATGTACTAATCCCTTTTTAACAAGATATTCAAGGCCATGTTGAGTAGCTGCAGAATCATCAACTTTCTTAAAAATTTCGTGCACTGAAAATGCAGAGCCCGGATGCTTTTCAAAGAATTTTAGTAAGCGATAAGGAGCAGTTCCTTCACGTGGATAATATTCGCCTTTAGGAGCTGTTGATTTTGGATGTGATCTTATTCCACTTGCTATTGAACGTGGACCGCCTTTAGAGAATATAGCATCATTGTCTACTTCTTCAGCACGGAAACTTTGAGCTTTTAGACCACCTATAGGTCCTCTAACGTCATCAACTCCACCAGCAAGCATACGTTTACGTGCAGCTTCGCCAGCTTCTCTGAATTTAGGTGTTAACGGAGATTTAGTCGGATGAATATCCGTATCCCATTCATTGGCTTCAGTATTATCATCCTCTTCACTTTGATTAAATCGAGCTTTTTCTTCATCGCTTTCTGGTGGGAAAGGACGAGTAGTATCATGTTTCTCGGCTTTTTTCTTTGCATTACCTGAAGCTAAGTCTGAAATGTATCCTGGACCATAAAGTTCAAATAAACTTTCTGCAACTAATTTTTTCATAGTATTTCGTTTGTTTTATATATTCTTATCATACCCAAGCAAATTATCATAATAGCTAAAGTTTGAATATCCAAAATAAGCAAGCTCCCTAATACCAAGAAGTATTTCTTTAGCTTTTTCAACATTTACGTCTTTTGGGAGAATAGTATTTTTATACTTTTCTTCAAGTGCATTCATTTTGCCTTCAGCAAGAGTCATTAGATCTTCAAATTCCATCTCTCCTCGACGAATCTTCATTAAAAATTCAATATCTTCGAGTGGTCTGCGAACAATTACTTTTCCAAGTTCAAGCATTTCACCTGTCATTGTAAGAAGACGAACACAGTGCATCATATTTTTCGAATCATATTGTTTGCCATGAGCCTTATTCATCTTAACTCTGTTTTCATTACGATGAGTTAACCATTCAGTATACTCTTTGAATTTTCTACAATGAGTAGAATAAGCATCTTTATTAAAAACAAGATGTGCTATAGGGTCAATACCTTTTGGAATAGACGTAAGTTGCACATCATTGGCGTTTTCCTTGCCGGAATAAATTCCATTGTTGATAATATAGAGCGCATAAAGATCATGAGCATGATCAATCTTTGATAGCCCAAAGTTTTCTTGTGTAAGGAAAGGAAATTCAGGAAATGTTGCCCGGTTGAGAGCATTTTGTTCTTGAAGCCATTCTGGAAATGGAATAGATCTTGCATCAAAAAGAATATAACAGAAATCAAGAACATTTTTACGTTTCATTTCAGCTTCTTCCCAGTTCATTTTTTTATTAAATCCACGAGCCTTTTGAATCTGATCAACTGCGTAGCCTGCAAATGTAAATCTTACTCTACTAGTAAGAAACATAGATTTATTAGCCTCAATTAGTTCAAATAACTTATGTTTAAAAATAACACAATCTTCGGGAACATCAAGAAGTTCTATGATGTTTGGGTTATTACCAATAAGAAGATGAAAAAATCGTCCAAGTTCATAAAAACAAATATCATTCTTTTCGTCAGATACTTGTTCTACAAAACCGTATTTAAGAATATCTTCAAGAGGCTGAATAAAAATGCCTCTGATATCTGTATCAGATTCAGGAGTATTAGTTCCATACGCATTTGATCCCGATATTGCTTCAAAGATAATAAGATTTCTATCGTGTAATTCTTTAATTGTATACATTTGCGATATTTTTATACATAAAAATCATAATCATCTTTATAGTTATGACTGTTCATTATTTTTTGAAA